TCCGTGAAGGTGATATAATCGAGCTAGACATCGTTTGTCTACGCGAATGTATGACCTATGTGGTCGATGACCAGGGCCATACCAACGCTCAAGAGGGTCAGTTCGACGACTGCGTGATGTCACTAGCAATCGCGCTAGAAATGACCGATTATAACTCGGTAGACAGCGAATACGCCAAGGAAAATATTCATAAGCCAGTAAAGAGAAACACAAATGCAACCAGAAGCACCGACCTCGAATCCATTGCCCGCCCAGGCGCCCGTCGCAGTACCAACCTCGACGCAGTCCGACGCAGACGATCAAAACGAGCAGCACATAAAGCAAACCGTCGAGCCAGGTAGTCTTTCTCTCGAAGACGCCCTGAAAATGTTCGATGACGCTAAAACGTATGTGAACGGGCATTTGCGCACCAATTGGGACAATTATTTCAAGGTTTATAAGGGTAAACGGGTCATTCGAAACTACGAAGGTGTAGCTGACCCTGTCATCCGTGAATCCCACACGATTATCGAAACGCTCGTCGCCAACATTGCTGGCGGCGATATTAAATTCCACTTCGTGCGCACCAACGAAGAGCAAGCCGAAGACACCGAAGTTATCAATGAAATGCTCGACTATTACATGATTTGTAATTCTATGGGGCTCAAGACGCAGGAGTGGGTGCGCGAAATGCTTTTGTACGGTACAGCTATTTTGGGTGTCGAATGGCGCGAAGGCGAGCCGTTTATCTTCAATATCGCGCTCCGCGATTTCTTCGTCGATCCGACTTCCACAGGTCTCACCAATACGTTGTCGCCTGCCCGCTACGCTGGTTATGAGTATCTAGCCAGCAAAGCCGTGCTCAAACGGGAGAAAATCTACGACGCTGAAAAGAATGCTTGGGTGGATCGTTACACGGGGCTCGATAACATCGGCATTGATACCAGCACCAATTCCAAGGGCGCTGGCAAAAAGCGCGGCATGGACAAAGCGTTCAAGGACCTGTTCAATGGCTCTACCCTCGGTGAAAAAGCTACCGAAGACCAGATTCACGTTATCAAATTGTACGACCTAGATACTGGTCGCTGTGTCGAAATTGGCAACCGTAAAGCATTTATCTACGACCAGCCGACCTGGTGTCAGCGCGAAGAGATGACCCGCAACACCATCACCGTTGTCGATGGTCAGGAAGTCCAAGGTACGCAGACGCTTGACGAAATCAAGCCGTTCTTGCCGTTCGCCGTCCTGCGCGACTACATCGATAGCAGTCAGTTCTATGCTTCTGGTGAAATGGAGCTTTTGATAAACGACGCCGAATTGCTCAATGACTATGAAGCGATGCAAGTCGATAACAACGCCTACCAGAACACGCCGATGTATTGGATTGATCCGCAATTTGCTGATTTGGCGCCTGAAATCGAAACCATCCCTGGCGCAGTCTACCCGATACCTCGTAACGCCATGGGTGCGCTCGAACGACCACAGCTTTCAACCGACATCGACAATAAGGAAGATCGTATTTTGGAGCGTATGCGTCGTGCTACGGCCGCAGATGAAGCCGTCCAGGGCGTCGGACAGGCTCAAAGCCGTACAACTGCTACGGAAGTTTCCACACAGCTCACGCAAGCCCAAACGCGGTTCAGCACAAAGATTCAGAACTTGGAGCAGGAAGGATTTGCGCAACTGGCGCTCATCATCTTCAAGCTGGTACAGATTTTCGTTACCAAGAAGACTGCTACTCGCATCGTCGGCAAAAATGGTGTCTTCTTCAAGGACTTTGATCCTTGGGATTACAACGGTAAGTGGGAAGCACACGCCGAGCTCGACAGTACCATCAAGAAACAACAGATGGAAGTCGGTCAAAAAGACAACCAGATTTACCAGATACTTAGCGAAGACCCGCAGCACATCTTTAACCCTGTCGAAATCAAGCGTTGGATGATTCAGAAAATCGATCCGAACATGTCTGATGAAGCATTCAATAAACTGCTCGCACCACCTACGCCACCTGCACCTTCACCCGAAGAGCTCAAGGGTCAGGCAGATATTCAGAAGTCCAAGATTGCTGCTTACGGCGCTATCTACCGCTGGTCGCCACCTGATGTTCAGGCTCAAATTGAAGCCAACATCGATATTACGCCGTCACAGCTACACGCTGGCGACGCTCACAACAAGGTACTTGAGCAGGCAAATATTGGCGCCGATCACATGAACATCACCACCGATGCCACTGGCAAACCCGTACCTGGTATGGATGAACTCTTGAAGTCGCAACCCAATCCCGCAGGCGCAGGCACACCACAACCCGCAATGGCGTGATACAATAGTGCTACTGATTAACTAGGAGCAATCACATGGCCCAAACACCAAAGCAACGAACTGCCGCAAAGCGAGCAAGTTTAGCCAAGAAAACGCATGAGCGTAATACCAAGGCACGCGCCCAAGATACTATCGACAAGAAGTCGGCATATTTTGCCGCCAAGGATGATTTCGTATCGCAGGACATTCTGTCTACTGCCAAGCAGTTCATCGCTATGCACAATAAAATCGCCCAAGACGGCGTCGGTGCTCGAAAAACTGGTCATAAGCTCACGAATGGTGAAGACGAAATCGAAAATATCTACCTTACGAACAACCAGCGGGCAGGCCATTTGGACAAGTCAGCGGGTATTCAAGAGTTGGTCGATTACATCGAGCGCCAGATGACACCTGTGTCCGATGCTATGGCTCGTGCCGCTAGTGGCAAGTAGTTTGTAGCTTTTTCTATTTTGGTGGTATGATTGAGCCATAACCGTTAATAGCGGTTGGCAATTTCAAACACATAATGGAGAAAATAGATGGACCCAAATGATCCTACAACTCCCGCGGACAACCCCGCCGATGACCCCAGCAATGGGAACGGTGCGGACCCAGCAGGAACAGGTGACGGGACTGGCGCTAACGCCAACAACCCCACCGAGCCATCAAAGTCAGACGACGCAAACGCGGCGGCTGGTGGCGATGATAAATCAAAACCAAAAGCAGGCGAATCCGATGCGGACAAAGACACTCCCGCCCCCTTTGATACCGATCTCGATGATTGGATTGAAAAAAAGGGTCTTGCAAAACCTGAAAATGACGAGCAGAAGAGAGCCTATCAAGACTTTCGTAACAGTCAGCGCGAGTTTACCCGCGCACAACAGGCGAAGAAAGATTCCGATGGTCTTCACGATGCTGTAAAAGGCGCAAAAGACGATCTCAAGCCCAAGGATGGAGATGATGACGACGATGAGCGGACCGACGAACAGAAGCGTTTAGACGCCCTCGAAGCCGACCGCAATAATGAGCGCACCATGCGCTTGCAGTCCGAATTTTACACGGAAAACAAAGTAAGCTCTGATGAACACAAGACGATTTTGGAAGTTCTCAAAGAGAAAATTGATAAGGCCCCTACCAATGCGGCTAAACTCAAGGCTCTTGATTATTGGGGATCACCCGAAGCGTTGCCCGATTTACTAGACATTGCGAAAGCACGTTTGGCGAAGGCTACCGACACATCAGATGTTGCAGACAAGGCGGCTCAAGAAGAGCGTGCGCGAATTGCGCGTGAATCCAATGCACATTCGCCTAGCCGCAGCGCTAAAAACAATAACCCGTCCGATAAAACTCCTGAACAGGAGCGGACAGAGCGTCTGAAAGCTAGGTATTCATCTTAAATACTTAGTTTCAAGGAGAAACACATAAATGCAAAACTATGCAACAGAGGTACTCGACCTCATTGACGAAAGGTTCTACTTAGACAGTAAAACCAACGCCATTGTGAACAATGGTATCGAGATGACGTTTGAAGGCGTAAATGGTGTTACCATCTACAACGTCGATGTCGTTCCAGAAAATGACTACATCCGAAGCGGCACTATGCGCTACGGTCAGCTGGTCGAACTTGGTGACGGTATTCAGACCTTCTACCTGTCGCAAGACAAATCATTCGCAATCTCTATCGACCGTGGAAACCGCGAAGACAGCAAAATGGTCTTGGCAATTGACGACGCCGTCGATCGCCAAATTCGGGAAGTTTCCATCCCTGTGGTGGACATCTACCGATTGGGTATTCTGACTGCCTACGCAGTAGCCAACAGCCAGACTACTACTCTAGCTATCACCGCAAGCAACGCATTCAGCTCAATTTTGACGCAGCGTGCCGCTTTGCAGGAAGCCAAAGTGAGCCTAAGCGACATCGTCGTTTACGTCACTCCGTCCGTAGAAATGTTCCTATGGCTCGACCCGACCTTTAAGTCGGCTGTGAACCAGGCGTATGCTGATAAGACCACTGGTGTTATCGGTGACGTAATGGGAATGACCATCGTTACTTGCCCTAGCTCTTACTTCATCGCAAACTTCGGTTTCATGCTGGTGAGTAAGAAAGTGCTGGCTGCTCCTACCAAATTCACCGAAATCAAAACTGGTGATGGTTGGGCCTTCGGTATTAGTGGTATGGTTGCCTTCGGTCGCCGTTACTACGACGCTTTCATTGCCAACAACAAAGGTCCTGCAATCCGATTGCAGAAGATCGCTTAACCTATAGGAAGGACTAT